GGTAAGGACATTTACATTAACAAAAACATAAAAGAGTTTTACGATGAAGTGAAAAAATACAAAATAGAAGACATTATTTGTATTGATGAAACCTCTATAAAATCATTACAAAAACGAAATCATTGTTATAGTGAAAAAGGGAAACGATGTGTAATAAAAACGCAATCACAAGAGGTATTCAAAAAATACACTGGAATATTTGCTATTTCGGTAGATGGCGTAGTTGGTTGGGATTTATATGAAAAAGGCGGAATAAATGCAGATAGAATGGTTGAGTTTTTGGAAGAACATATAACAAGCAAATACAGAAACAAATTAATTATTATTGATAATGCAAGTAGTCATAGAAATCCAAAAGTAAAGGAATTGATAAACAAAGATAATCATTTATTGTATGCTGTTCCTTATCAACATTTTACCAATTCCATAGAAAATTATTTTAGTATGTTGAAATCACGATTACAAAAATTAGATGGATTAACACACACAAAATTGAAAGAAAACATAACAAATACCATAAGAAATATTCCAAAAGAAAAATACAGAAACATAATTAAGGGTGCTTATGAAAGACCAGAAAAATATATATCCAAAAAAAACAATACACGAAAAATCAAGAAGAATTATTTATGAGTTCTCATATAAAATGGGCGTTTTAAATGAGAAAAGGTGTAAAACAACTTAAAGAATCATATTATTTTTCTTTAGACTTATTTCCTTTTGTATTTGATTTCTGAATTGTAGTCACACCTAAAATAGGTTGTCCTGTATTTTGTATATATTGTTGTGCTGCTGGATTTCCTTTATTTGCTATTAGATTTTTATTGTTATTTGATATTTGTTGCTGCAAACTTGCCAAGTATGCTTTTCTGTATTCTGGTGTATTCATTTTATGTTTACTTATAATAACAAACAAATAAAGTAATTCAATTTTACATTTTATAATTACATACTTTTTCCATATATTTATTAAATTTTTGTATTTTTCCATAACCATCTATAAAATGTAGATAGGAAGACCATTGTGCAGTTGCGTTTCTTTCTGGATTTTCATTATTTAATATTTTTTTAATAACCCCACATACAGTCATTTGTTGACCATTATTTGAACATGTCAATGTAGAATCCTTAAATGAAAGATCATACAAATTATGAATTATTTTTTTACGTTTAATTACAATTGCAAATTGAACGATATTCTTTAATTTTCCAATTTCTTTTATTACAATTGGATTATTGCTTTTGTTTGCGGACATTTTATTACTAATTTATTGCTAATAATATACCTTCCAATAACAATTTCAATTTTACAAAATAATAACAAAACAACACAAAAACATATAAACACAAATCACAACATTCATAGAATGGACCTACTCGATGTAATGACCCAGCGGATAACGCTACACAATAAACATGTGGGTGTTATCAATAGCCGACAACTTATAAAATTTAATATTCAAATTCCAGGTGTGCAGCGCATTCGCGATGATACAAAAATCAAAGATATTGTTACTTACCAACAATCGAAATTGAGAGATGACGGTGCGTGTAATTTTATGGGTGTTATCAATATCCATTATTGCGAAGAAACGAAACAATTGTATCTTATTGACGGGCAACACAGATTCGAAGCGATGAAAATCATAAACGAAGACATCAATATTCCGGTTATGATTGAAATGGTTATTGTAAAGACGATGAACCAACTAAAAGAAAATTATAAAATTATGAATTTGAATACACCTCTTCCTGAGTTTTCGGAAAATATAGACAAAAACATCCCTGAAACTGTCGCCATTTATTTTCGAAATCGATTTCCAACCATATGGTCTAAAAACTCCAGAGCCAGGCGACCGCATATATATTTCGATTTTTATCAAGAAGCTCTCGGTGTTCTTACTGAAAAACTGGAGATAAAAACGGCGGCAGAATTACAGCGCGTAGTAGAAGACTATAATGTAAAGTTGAGTCAGTGGGAATACGAAAAAGAAAGCGAACAGATGTTAGAAAAATGCAAAGAAACTGGATTTTATTTGGGTTTGTATCCGCATATTTCTGATGATTATCGGTATGATTGGGTGAAAGAAATTATGCGAATTGAAAAGGGGATTACTGTGAAAAAGACGGCAAACCCCGCCAAAAAGAAAAGCATTCCAAAAAAAATCAAGGACGACGCATGGAAAAAATATATTGGAAATAAAAACGAAGTATTGTGTATATGTTGTAGGACAAATCTGATAACTCCATTTGAATATCACGCAGGGCATATTCAGTCGGAAGCGAATGGTGGCGATGTAACTGTTGAAAATATACGTCCTATTTGTAGTGCGTGTAACTTATCTATGGGACAGAGAAATATGGACGAATTTATTTTCAAGTATTATCCGGCAAACAAGTCCAAATTTGATGCGGTGTGTTATGACGAACCGAATAAAAAGACGTTTCTCTCTTCATTGTTTTCCTAGAAGGGGCTCTGCCCCTTTTGAACCCCGATTTCATCCAGTAAACAATACAAATTTACTTACACATCATAAAATAACTGGATAGTTTCAACCGTTTTGTTTGTTTTATTTATTGGGTTTATCCAATAATTCATATGTTCTTCAAGCACACTTAATCTTTGCGCCCATTCTTTCTTTTTTGATTTTTTTACAATACAAATACCATTTTTGTTTTGTCCCCAACACGAAGTTACATTTATTCCATTATTATCGTAATCATCTGGATTAAACCGAATAAATACAATTGGTCGGTGTCCTACATCTTGAGATAATTCCATTATACGCTTATTTTCACAACTACAATCATAATCTATATGATGATTTTCATCAACTTCTACAATAATAACTTGGTGTCCTAAATCCAATAATATATCTGGTCGGCGTTTGGAACAACCACGTGATATTATTTTGTCTGAAATCCAATTATAATTTGGAAAATGGGTTTTTACATATTCAAATACAGCAAACTCTTTTGTTTTGTAATTTCGTGATACTGGTTTATCTGGAAATAAATGTATAAAACATCGCAAACAGTATCCATCGTATTTTTCTTCAACACGTGTTAAACACAAATAAGTTTTACACTTTTTGTTTTTGACATCCACCATTCCATCCTTTTTATGGGGGAAACAATACAATCCTTTTGTTTCACCTTCCACATTATAATTTGGTTGTTTCTTACACCCTTCGTGAATGCACTTTTTGTTTTTGACATCCACCATTCCATCTAGTTTATGTGTATCACAATACAATCCTTTTGTTTCACCTTCCACATTATAATTTGGTCTAACCTTACAATCTTCGTGAATGCACATTTTGTCTAATAATCTATCTATTATAACAAACAAATTATTTCAATTTTATTAATTAACATTTATTATTTTCATATTTTATATAATTTCATTGTATAAGTAGACAATACAATGAAATACGATTTTACACATTTTATTATTGCGTTCATACTTTTATTCAATTCAATGTGCGTTGTTATGACACAAAATACAACCGAAAATATTTATAAAAATGAAACAATTTCTAATTGCGACATCAGACAATACGTTTTAGCACTTCAAGAGTTGTGTATAGATAATGAATATACATTGCACGGTCTCTGGGCAGATCCATCAGCGTCTTGCACGTCATGCACTAAAGAACCATTCAGTGAGAATAATCTCTCCGAAGCGACGTTGAAAGATATGAATATGTATTGGATGAGCTGTATGAATGGGTCAAACAACGACCACTTTTGGCAACATGAATGGAGTCGGCACGGAACTTGCTCTGGAATGTCTCAAGAAGAATTCTTTTCAACCGCAATTTCTCTCTACAAAGAACATATTGATTTATGTCCTAAGGGCAGTAAAACGTGTCAAATATGTTTAACACCTACGCTACAACTTGAAGGATTGTGTCCCGTAAGGGGCTCTGAACCCCGTTTTCATCCGGAAGAAGCGTTAGCACTACCAGAAGCGTTATAAGTGTCTTTGGCACTAAGACATTCGTCTAATACTTAATAAAATATCGAAGAACAACATATGGCTGCATATTGTTATGTGCTTGTCCGCTACCAATACTACTTGTGCTAAATGTTCCGTCTGTTCCTCTATCAGTCGTTGCTGCAGAAGATTCTGATGCGTGTCCTCCGCCGCTATCAAACGTACCCGCGTCTGGGTTAGAACGACGTGTTAATGAATGGCTGTGTGCTGGGATTTCTCCTGTAGTCAAAATATGCGATTCTTCGCCGCCTTTACTTCCCAATGTTCGTGATGTTAATCCTGCTCCGGCGCCGGCACCAACAGCAATACGTCCCAATAAATCGGGAACGTTAAAACTCAAATCAGAACCGCTAAAATCAGTGCTATACGTATATCCGATCGCATTAAATAAATTGGTATAAGTTGTTTTCAATGTGATTGCTCCGTTACAGTCCAACCATCCTTCTGGCAACAACACGGAAGCTGATTGAATAATGGTTCCATAAGGTATGAGAAGATACGAGTCAAGAAAGAAATTTCCACCATTCGCGTAAAAATTTTTGGCACGCAAATCGTTTCCAATCGTTAAATTGTTTCCGATAGTTAAATCGTTGTGAATCGTTTCATCTCGTTCAACGATAACATCTAATGTTTTACTAGCTGGTTTTAAAAATTTTACGACGCGATTGTTTACAAATACTGTGTTATTTACTGAACGACTTTTTGCTCTTAACATATTATATTATAAATTAATATTATATTATATTTTTTTGATAATATGTCCGGTTATACAGTTTGCTACGCCTACAAATGATAATGAATAACATATGAGCTTAATAAACCACTAATCGATGAAAATATCAAAATAGTTATGAATATTTCAAAAAATTCATATTTATCTGGAACATGAATTTTTATGTCATCAGAAACGCGTATATATTCGTGCGTCTTATTTACACCATTTTTTCCAATATTGAAATGGATGAGTGCTTCCATAAAAAATATAATAAATGTTATCAAAGTAATCAGAATAAAAAGCGTTTTCATTGTTATTATATTTTACATCTGAAAAAATACTTTCAGACTCTCTTTATATTGTTGCGAATATGTATTATAGTAAAAGGACTTAAAAAAACGTCGCCGGCTAAGGTCGCATCCCGTCGGGGTGTCCCCATTTATATGGGGGTCGTAGGGGCACAGCCCCTATATGTACAACGACTGATTTGTCACTACATATTTCAATGTTAGTGAAGGTATTTGCGAAACTTTTTCAAGCAATTCAATGTGACCGATAGTCTCGCACATCTTTTCCAGTTCAGACGCAATATTATTTATTTTCAAAAGCGACTTGACAAAATCGCCCAAAAACACTTCTTTTTCTTTCAGTTCTTGGATAATGATTTTACAATCTTTTTCATCTTCGGCTTCGCACCATCGTATGACAGGATTTTGTATATCATATGTAAATTCATACGTCTCTCCAGTATACAGTTCATATTTTGCTTCCTCATCTGAATATGACATTAATATATTTTCAGCTTGTTTGGTGATTCGGTTGGTTTCATCGTAATCTGTTTCGGGAACATGAATTTTATTTTCATCTGCCACACTTATACAATTTGTAAAACAAGAGATAAGACCTACAATTTCGGGCGGCGACAAGTCTTTGAAATAATTTGTTTCCATCAATAAATCCGCCATCATAAGCGGATGCACCTCTTGGAAATGTCTTGCGATAATTCCCTTTTTAGTAAGAGTTCTATCGCTTTTGACACCCACTTCGTTTGCAAATCCCCGTTCTTCCAATACATCTATCGTCATACCAATAGTAGTATTCATATATTCTTTGGTTTGTGTGATATACGAATCATTGTAGTCACGCTCAAGCAAAATTTCATCCAATTCCAATAATACTGTAACATCCTTAGTAATAGACGGATATTTTTCTTCCATTTGCGACATTTCTTTCCGCATATTTTTGCGCGCACTATTCGTCAGTTCTAACACTGCTACCGACTTCACTTTATATTCTTGTAATACATTTTGCGGTGTTTTCAAGCCAAGCAATTTATCTTCTTGGTCGGCAATGCGCTTATCAATGTCCTTTTCTTTTTTATAATACGCATCCAAATCTTTCATCATATCTCGATTCAATAATGTCTTATTGAGAAATGAATAAATATTATTAGTTTCGCTTTCTGCTGTTGCTGCTGTTGCTGCTGCTTCGCTTGCGCTTGCGTTTGCTATAGTGCTAAGCACAAGTCCGAACGACACTTTAAATTTGGAGGTGATTGTTTGTGCGGGTCCGCATAACATATTACTATATTGCGCAGCAGAATCCAATTCAAATATATTATTACAATGAATAACATGTCCGACTTTATCTAGTCCACGTCGCCCGGCACGTCCCGCCATTTGCGTATATTCGTGTGAATATAAAGGTCGATGTTCGGTTCCATTGAATTTGGTAAGACCGGTGAAAATCGCGGTTTTCGTAGGCATATTGATACCCACCGCAAATGTTTCTGTTGCGAACAAGAGTTTTATAAATCCTTTTTCAAATAAGAGTTCAACCATTTCTCTCAACACCGACATAATGCCTGCGTGATGAATCGCGATTCCTTTTTCCAATAGAGCAATCATATCGGTATATTCGGGCAAATTCAAATATTCGCGATAATTCGGCAGCTTTGACATCAATATGTTTTTACATTCAGCGGCGACAACGGATGTTTTGTGTTGCTCGTCTTCATCATACAAATTTATAGCAATTTCGCTGGCACATTGCTCGACTTGTTTTCTTGAAAACACGAAACAAATAGCGGGGAGCATATCATTCAATTTCAAATAACGGACGAGTTCGTTGAGGACGAAAGCGCGCTTGACGAAAATGTGGCTTTTTTTCATAAAATGGAGGAGGTCATAGACTTTGTGGTAATTTTCTTCAACGAATGTTTCATCCGATTTCTTGATGACAACCGGTTTATTCGCAAGTTGCTGGAGTTTATGTTCATATTGTGTTCCTTTGAATGCTTTGTTCGTGCTTAAATGTGTAGATACCCACATATAATGTGTGAGCGGAACAACACGATGATTTGTAGGAATAAGATAACATGGGACACCTCTGGAT